CAGCTATACGATCCTGTTCGACCTGTTCTGCTATGATTTTTGCGCGTTCTTCTGCGGCTATCCTTTCTCTTTCGGCCTTCGCAATTGCCTCATCAGCTTCAGCCTTAGCCTTTGCTTCTGCCGCCGCTTTTATTTCTTCTTCACGGGCAATACGGGCACGCTCTGCCGCTTCAGCTTCGGCCTTATCTTTTGCTTCGGCCTCAACTCTTGCTAGTTCTGCTTCCTTTTTGGCTATGGCCTGCACCCTTAAAAATATTTCATGCAGGGTGTGTGCTTCATCCCATGCCGCCGAGTATTCCGCTGCTTCGGCTTCTGCCTTGATTTTTGCCTCTTCTTCCGCTTCCCATTCAGTCAACGGTTTGCGGACTTCATCCCTCAAATTATCCAAAAACTCTCTCAATTTACGGCGCGATATATCAACCTTGGCGGCTTTTGTTTTCCAATCCCACACTAAATCTTTACCAAGTCTATCTAATGCGGTCTTGCTTTGCGCCACCTTGTACGCCAGCGAAGCAATTTCTTTTCTCCCTTTGGCGGTGGTGGTATCTGGATTAAGTTTTTCAGTTTCAGCCTTTATTCTGTCAAGAAAATCATCTAGCCTTTCTCCCGTGAATACGGCAACGGCATCAACAGTTCCTGGTACTAATGCAATTTCAGTGTTTTTCATTGCTCATTCTCCATAGATATTTTTAAAAAAAGCAAATAGTTAAATTTTTTTTAAAAAAACAATACAACAATCTGCCCCAGTGGGTCTTATGACTGCTCTTTCATAACACCAAAATTTCCTAAAACATTTATTGTATTTTTAGGGACAATGGCAAGACTACACAGTTGTAAACAATCCTCGCATGGGTAGTCATCTGCGCATTCATCACAATAAGAGCAAAGCAATAAAACACGAGCGTAACTAGTAGCAGCGCCTGAATTGTAGCGAAACCTTATTTTTATTTTTCCACCCTTGACAGTTTCATCCTTTAAAAGAGGGTGCCCAACAAAATTGGTGTCGTTGACACCAAGGGCGTCGGAGATTCCGTCGCGAAGGCTTTTTATCGCGCTGTAACAGTTATCGTCGTCACGCCGCCTTCTATCTGGCGGATAAAAATCAATGAATAAATGTATTTTTATTTGGCCAAAAACAACCTGATTTTTTGCAAAAACGGACTGTGTTATTAACTTTCCAGTTTTCCTGTATGCTTTTGCAGCATTACTTTTCACTGCCCAGTGGCAACGAGTATTGGGGTTTAGTTCTTTCGGGAACCAAGGATATGTAACCTCAATCATAAAATGTCCTCCTTTTTTCCGGCACTAATATCTGCCCATTGCTTCATTAAATAGGTCGTCTCCTTTACGTAACACGACTCCGATATTGGCATAATGTTTCTGCATAGTGTCTAAGTATTCAGAAAATTGTTTAGTGTTGAACAGTGACGTGACGGGAAAATTTATAGGTTCTTCCATAAGTGCCATCTTCTGCTCATACTCCAATGGTTTTATTATCCAGTCATACTGGATCCTGAATTTTTCAGAGAGTTTACTCGTCCCATTTTTTATAATTGCTATGCCGAAATGAAGTTTACAAAAAGATCTGTGATTTACTCCGTCTCTAAGTTGGCTACTGGCGTCACTATACCATCGAAACGCAAGCCGGTTTTGTGCTATTGACCTGTCAATAACATAGTCTTTTATTGTAACGACACGGGTCGGTACCATCGGCCCTTTTTCTAAAATATAACAGGCCCTGTTAATATCTTGTTCATTCTTGATTATTATTTCTGTAACCATTATCCGTGAGATTTCGAAAACCGGTAATCTCTCCTATGAATGCTGTTCTTATTGTCCTCTGCCCAATATCACGCCCCTTAGCAATGATTATTTCGGCAACCCCTTTCTCAGGATTATCTGGTGATGTGTTGTACACCTCATCGCGATAAAGCAACATCACGATATGTGCGTTTTCTTCAAGCGACCCAGACTCTTTTAAGTCTGAGGGCAAAGGCCGCTTATTAGTTCTGTCTTCACACTTCCTGTTAAGTTGCGACAATATTATAACAGCGGCATCAATATCTTTACATAGAGCTAGTAATCCAGCAGATATTTTTTCGATTTCTAGGTGTCTATTTTGCCCGCCGGTTGATCTGATAAGCTGGATATAATCAACAACCACTAAATCAACAGGTTTCGTTATAGCGTGTCTTTTTGCCCTGTTTGTTATGTCAGCTACAGAAAGCGCGGTGGAATCATCGACTGTAATATCGTATTCTCTTATTTTTTTTGCAGCAGCGGTTATCTTTATCCAATCGTTTTTATTTAGAAAACCCCTCTCCATGGCCCTACTTGACACACCAGAATCACTTGATAGCATTCGTTCAGCAAGGCTTTCTTTTTTCATCTCAAGCGAAAAAAACAAACATCTCTTGTTGCCTGCTCCAGCAGCAAGAATGATATTCAAAGCAAGGGATGTTTTTCCCATTCCAGGCCTACCTGCAATTACAATGTAGTTGCTGGCTTTAAACCCGCCAGTGTGCGCATCTAAATCTTCCAGTCCTGAAGGGATGCCGAACACCCTCTCAGAATCCTGATATTCTTTAATTTTTTTTATAGCTGCTGGAATCAAATCCTTTGTCGACGCAGACTTTTCTTTTTCGCGTGTACCAAATGACATCGCTAACTTGCTGATTTCAGACACCAAATCATTTTCAGCACACCCTTTATAGGCTTTTAGTAAAATATTGTTGCTTGACGCGATTATGTGCCGCAACATAGCTTTAGCGCGAACTATTCCACAATAATCCGACACAAATCCTGGCATTATATCAGAGGTTAAAGAAGATAAATACGGTATCCCTCCGATTTTATCTAATGCCCCTTTTTCTGACAGTTTGTTAGCAACAGTGACGATATCTACATTTTCGCCCCTTGTCGCAAGGGTCGCTATACTTTCAAAGATAATCCTGTTGATATTATTGTAAAAACTGTCAGGAGTAATACTATCAAGCACAGTGTAAATATGCTCTGTCCCGTAGAGACACGTTCCTAAAATGGCCCTCTCGGCCTCTAAGTCGTGAGGCGGAATTCGCCTAAATTGTACATCTTGCATGCTTTCTGCCCCCCGTTTCTGTGGCAATGGTCTGGAGATCCTGGTTTACAAAAGTCGCGGCAGGTTCCGCAGTACTTTTCCTCCTTTGCCTCAACTTCATCTTCCCATCTCGCTCCGTTAACCCACGTAACGCCGTGGGGGATGTATTGCCCGTTGTCCTTTTTCCAGGCATCGCTACGTTTAAACGATTCCAAGGAGGTCATGATTTTTTCCATGATAGAATCGCAACCCTGTCTTTTCCAGGAAAGGTATGCCTTTACCTTTCCTTGTTTTCTCGGGTATTCTTTCCAAAACCTCTCAAAATTATCACTGTAAGTGATAGAGGGTTTTTGTTTTTTTTCCTTCTCCTTATCCTTATCCTTCTCCTTATCCTTCTCCTTATCGCTTACACTTTGGTTTAAGCAAAATGAATCCTGCTTAAGTTTGCTTTCTTTTTCGTTTAAGCAAATTTTGTTTTGCTTACTTTTGCTTTCTTTTTCGTTTAAGCAAATTTCGTTTTGCTTAATTGTTTTTTCTTCTTCATCCAAGTATATTTCGTCTGTTATTTCTTCTTGTCCCATATCTTCTTGATATTCGTTTGTTTTTTGCCTTGTTTTAGACTTTCCACCCTTACCTCCAGCCTTACTTCTGGCCTTACTTTTATCAACGTTCGGTTTTGCCATAATAAATAAGGCTTGCACTGTTGGTGACAATTTATCCGGTATTTCGTCACGCAATGCATATTTTAGCAATGCGTCAAAAAATTCAATTTTAATATCCTTTCCTAGATGTTCTACTGAGTCGTAGTAACTAGCAAAAAAAGTGAAGTGGGTTATCAAAGGAAAACCTCCAAGCAAAAGTTATCAAGCTAGAGTTTGTGCGGCAATGGGTGCTTGAGGCCCATGGTTCCCCCGCTAAAGGTAGCCGCACTATTTAAAATACACTGTTTGCTTGTTTTTGTCAATTTAGAATAACCAGCCATTTCTTTTTATCTCATCGTTGCAAACAGTATATATCATTGAGCCTACAGCTACTTCGTATTTCGTTTTTTCACCCCATTTCATCATTGGCAATATTTTAATCACAGTACCACTGATCTCAGTATCATCTTGTCGCAAGATAACACTTTCCCCTACTTTAAATTGTATTTTATCTCTTTTCATGAGTTAAAATCCATTTAAAAGGGTACATCATCACCAGTGTAACTAGGAGCTGGTGGCGGAGCATCAGCACCGGTATTTCCGCCACCTGTATTGCCACCGCTGGAATCAAGCATTTTCATCTCACGGGCGATAACCTCAGTAGTATACTTGTCGTTACCATTTTTATCTTGCCATTTGCGAGTTTGTATCTTACCCTCGATATACACCTTTGCGCCCTTTTTTAGGTGCTCGCCACAAATCTCAGCTAGCTTATTCCAAGCTACAACACGGTGCCACTCTGTAGACTCTTTTTTGTTTCCACTTTTATCTGCCCATCGTTCAGTTGTGGCAATAGAGAAAGTGGCGACTGGCATGCTTTCTTTAGTATAACGGATTTCAGGGTCGGCTCCAAGATTGCCGATCAGTATGCATTTATTTAACATTTTTTCTCCTTTTCGTCGTTGTCTCGTTCAAAACGATACAGAATCTCTTTGATACGTCTGCTACATGCCTCAAAACCTACCTCCAATTTCTTGAATTTTTCTTCGTCAGGCTCCACTCTTATTATTACGAGCTGATCCGCAAAATTAGGATTGTAAACAACATAATCACACCATTCTCTTTTGCAGATCAACAGCTGCATTTGCATTTGCCATTGATATTTTGTGTCTATGATATTATCAAGCAGAAGATCAAAATAAACCTTGTTCGTAGGACATTTGATTTCGATCAAACCCTTTTGCCCTACTGCACGATCAGGAGAACACCCAACGTGGGGAGAATGTATGACATAGCCTACCTTGTGTGTTTTAAGCCCTGTTTTAAACTCATACAGCATTGCTGCTGTTGCCTCAAGCTCTATACCGTTTTCCATATTGCTATTTGTAAAACCTTGTTCTCCGTTTGCAGAAAAATATTCCCGCATCTTTTCACGAATACAAGACTCGAGACCTTTTCCATTCGCGGCAATAGCTTGAGCGTCGCTTGCTCCCATACGAAGAGATCTCAGTTTCCGCCATTCGTCGGATCCCTGTATACAGTTAACTATCTCCATTACTACCCTCCAGTTCTGCTTTTCTGTTGGAAACTAAAAGGTTAAAGCTTCTTGCGTTGGCTTTGTGGTCATCATGGTTAGCGAGCCAATACTTGTGTAATTCTTCTATTGTCGCTATTCCTTCGATTTCCCCTTTCACTTTCACGTCTATGTCGAGAGGGTTCTCCAGGTTTATCGACTCGTTATCAACATCATTGATCCGCTGAAATATGTCTTCAAAATGATTCTTACACGCTTTTTTTATGACAGTTTTTCGCGCCATCTCAACAAACCAGGCAGACCAAATATAATCTGTCCTTGCAACCTTGCGGTGTTTGTCTATTTCCGCACGTGTAAGTAGTGTCAAAAAATTGCCACGCCTGTTTTTTACAACGCAATACCCACCCACAATCTGATCGTCTGTGTGACCAAATGGATCCTTTATCTCGTGCTTATAAAGCACTTGCCCTGAGTCTTTAGTAAATGTGAAAATATCACCAGTATACACCAGTTCCACGTCAATATTTGATTCAGGATATACAAGCAGCATCTTATTTTTATAGGCCTGATAATCAAAAGAGACACCTGTTTTCTGCAAAGTTATGTGATTACCATCAAACGTTAACCCTGTAGCTGCAACGTTTTCGTACGTTGCTATTAAATATTCGTCCGATTTTTCATTAATCCACGGATTTTTCCCCCCAGCAGATAGAGACCAAATATGATTTACATATTTTTCTACATCTACTTTTTTGTGTCTAGAGAGTGCTCCTCTTATCTTATTGACATCCATAATTTTCCTCCTTTTTTATTTCTTGTATAGATGCCGAAGAAAACCAAAGACATTCCTCTGTATCAAAATAACTGACTTCCATTAAATAAAAGGAGCCACCTTCCCCTTCCTCCCATCCATCTGCTGAACAAATGAAAATTTTATGGCCTCGGTTTTTAACGGCCTCGTAGGCCGTCCTGTGTTTACAGTCACTGCAATCTTTTTTCCCCATTTTACACCTCCATGTTTAACGTGCCGGTGTGCATGATCCAAAACGCTCTATCAACTCTAATATATCTCCCCAGAAAACACTAGGAGACTTTCTCGATGGTACTTTAGATATTTTGCCACCTGATAACGTGTAACGCATTTCCTCTAAAGCAAGATATTCCGCACGGAGCTCTTGCTTCTCTAAGTAGCAAAAAAACTTACAGTTATTCAAATCTATGAGCCGTTTCTTAATCTCTGCTTGTCTTTTTTTTATTCTCTCTAATTTCATCTTTTTTACCTCAAGTTAATTTAATTACACGAGAATAATAAATAGGTTTTCGACCACGTCCATGAAGACGGTTTTCTAAAAAAAGGCGTGCCTCCTGTGTGCTTCTCGCCCACACAGTGAGTGTAGGAACATTTTTTATATAGACTTTATAATAGTTACCGTTAACTGTATTGTTCGTATTGTTCGTATTGTTCATTTTTTTACCCCCCTACCTTTTGTTGACTTGGTGTTTTATATTTATTTAATTAATTAATTATTTTTTTTTTTTTATTTAAGTAATTATTAAAATATTAATATTCTTAACAAACAATAATGTCCAGGCAAGGGGTAGCAAAAAACAGTTAATACGGACAATACGGTTAACACGAACACCATTAACTATTTTAACCGCTTTGGCATCCCCTTTGTGGTGAGTTTGCATGCCGCCTTTGTGATTGTTCTAATATTCCACCTTGCTTCGTCCTCTCTAGCTCCGAGCCAATGCCAAGGCTGATTCAAAGCAAGGTCACAGTACCATGTATCGCTTAACACCTTTTTCCCGGCACTGTTCAATATAGCGTGTGCTTCCTTATATGTTACCCCAGTTTTTTCCGAGAGTATCCCTACTATGATATTTGCTGTCCCGCCGCATTCTGAGACGACAAACCCTCCGTGCCTAGCTGCGTATATCGCCAGTCTGAAAAAGTTTTTCGCCGCTATTTCGCACCTTCGTGCTGGCATTGTTGATTTCATTTTACCCCCCTTATCTCTTCAGGCTCTCTACGAGTTGTTGTTGACGCTCATGTATTTTACCTAACATATCCCCCATCATGGCGTCTTGCCACTTGTTGATATGGTAGATACCTACAATCAGGGTAGCCAGCCAAGCGATAAATATCCAAAGTGTTGTTTTCATTGTTTTTCTCCTGTCAAAATTTTGTTGATCTCTTTCCGCGCGAAACTTGCCAGCGCCACTCTAATTCCATCACTGGCGCTGCCTTTACCGAGCTCAACGGCCTTAGCCCAAATCGCATCGTCAAGGTACACATTGCGCCTTTTTTCGCCGGTCATATCTTCCGGGCGTCCTGCTCGTTTTTTATACACGTTGCTATGTGCCCCAGCGTTGCCGCAAGTCCAGTTACTGCTTGCCAGCTCTATCAGCGCCCCGGCTCGGTGATCATCGCTAAACCCGCCAATGATCTTTGCCCCTTTGGGGAGCGGCCAAACTCCCCAGTACATCTTGGCCATCGGCAGATACTCGTCACCGATCAGATATTTGGGCTCATCGCTCATACCAAAGTATTTCATACGTCGGCCTCCCCTTCGTAGACTGTGCTTTTAACCTTTACGACTCGTTGCATGTTCATTTCTTTCCCCTGCTGTTTGTGTTTAACTGGCTATTGCATAGTTAAGGAGATCGTCCATAACTTTTTTCAGCAGCTGGCTTGCATGTCTAGATGCATAGTACGCGTCCAGTGTATCCATACTTAAGCCTTGCCGGATAATCTCTTTTTCAAAGTTGGAAGTTGCAGGATCAGCTAGTACCTGGTTAATCTCTTCCCTTATTTCTTTTTTTACAAAGTCTAAATTTTTCATGATGCCCTCTTTCGGTTGATTTGTTTTTCTAATGCCACCAGGCCAATTGGTGACAAGTGCCAGTACTATAGCAAACCCCATGCCAGAAATAATATTTATAATAGTTTCAGTGGGTTGGGCTACTGCCCGCTTCTTTTTTGTCCCAACCAGCTTGTCGGACAATGTGTCTGATGAGTAGTTTTTACGCAGGTGTGTGAAGATATCGTGTGGTTTCGCGGTGTTAAGGGGTGGGTAGTTTCTATCCAGTGTATAAAAATTACTCATTTAACCTGCGGGGGCGAATGGGGGGTATGTATTCGTGTTTTCCCCGTGTGTACCCCCCTCACAAAATTTCCCAAAAAATACATTTGGTGACATTCATATATTGACATCTCTCTTCAATAACAGTACAATAAATAAGACACCAAAAAAAACGACTATGGAGGCTATATGTTCAAGTATTTTTTTGCTATTGTGGTAATGATATTTTTGGTATTGCCCTTATCTGGTTGTTTTTATACTGGTGATTACGAGAGTTACACAACCGCCCTATCTGCACATTCAGAGGCAGAGTCTAGGCGAATTGATTCTCAATCAAAGGCTATAGTTGAGGCAGTATCACAAGCCAGAGCCCAGAGTGCCACTGAAGCCACCCTTCTTTCTGTGATTGGCATGCTACAGATTGAGCGCTTGCATTTTCAACCCCTCCCCCTAACAGCCCCTACAACCGGAATGGATGTTTTGAACACTGCTGTTGGTTTCATCCCTTTTGTCACGATGGGTGCTACCACTTACAAGATAGCAGAGCGCGGTCTTCAAGCGGCTGGAAATATCAGTCTTAATTCTGAGAATATGGAGGTCCGGGAATCATTCAATTCGACAGAGACTCACGCGACTGGAGACAGCAATACTGCTGTCCAGAGTTCATCTGTTCCTTTATCTGAGGAGTAGTATATGTCTCCTCGGACAGACCGGCGTTTTAAACCAAGTGAAGAGAAGACTTCTTGGTCAGTCACCGACATGTGGGACGTCCATCACCAGATAACACGGAGAATATTTCTTGGTCAGAAAAACACGCAAATAGCAAATATTCTTGGCGTGACTAAGGAGCAGGTTTCCAGTGTTCGTAATTCTCCTATAGTCCAGGATAAACTAAAGGCTATGCATGCCACAGCGAATGATGAAGTTATTTCGATACAAAAAGAGATAGAGGAGCTTGCGCCTAAGGCGTTAAAAGTAATGCGTGAGATTTTGGAGAATCCCGACGCCCCTCTTGGAGTACGTTTTAATGCTGCTAAGGACGCATTAGACAGATCTGGGAATGCTGCGCCGCAACAGGTTAACCATTTACACGGGCACTTTACTGCTAACGATCTTGCTATCATTAAAAATAGGGCGAAACAGATCGCGGCTGAGAATGGAATTATCGACGTAACCCCAGAGGAATAATAATGCCAGAGCATAGTCGAGTATGCGCCTTCGTGGCCTTCCGTGGAAAGAGTTTAGTTTCTAAGCTTATTCGTTTTGCAACTCGCAGTAAGAAGTATTCACATATTGCATTCCTTTATTGTGGAGACGACTTGTTGGTTGAGTGTTGGCCTTCTAGAGATAACCCTTTTCAGCGTTGGGGTTTTTCATCTTTTAGTGCACACTCTCCTGGGACTTTCTATGAGATCTGGGAACTAGAAGTAACTCTGGCTCAGCGGATCAGTATACGTGAGCATTTCAGAATTATTGCCGAGGAGCAGGTGAGGTACGATTGGTTTGGAGTTTTAGCATTTGTTTTCAAGGTGATTCGGCCTAACTCTAATCGGCTATTTTGTTCTGAGGGGTGTGTTTTACCACTCATTAAAGAATTTGGTTGGGATATCAACGCTTCTCACGTATCGCCACAAGACTTTATTAATTTTCTATCAATTGCTGGTGCAAAGTTAACGTACGAGGGGAGGCTATAAGTGCAAGATATTATCACAGTTTTATTAAACATACTTACCGATTATGGTGTTGATAGTTTTATGGCTGCGTCTCTTGTCTTTATTGTAATAAGATTTGACCACCGGCTTAACTTGCGGGATGAGGAGGCTAGGCAGCAGAGACGGGAATTAATAGATATTGTGGAAAACAACACTAGGGCTATGACAGGTTTACAGGTGATTGTTGAGACTATTTGTCGTCGGAATGTTTAATCTTTTTTGGAGTTTTTCGCATGCTTGAGTTGGATGACCTAACCAAGTCTGACCTTATAGACATCATGGCAATGTGTGCAAACTCCACAAAATTTATGGCCAAGTTGTTTTTTCCTGAACGCTTTAGTGCAGAGTTTTCACCGCTGCATGATGAGATTTTTGAGTTAGTCGATTCTGGTGAACAGAAGATAGCTATTGCCGCCCCCCGTGGAATTGGAAAAACATCTATTGTTGGGTTAGCGCTTACCGCCCGTAAGATGCTTTTCCAGCAATGTCGTTTTATTGCCTATGTGTCGCAGTCAAGTGGTAGTGCTGAGTTACAGACTGACAACTTAAAGCGGGAATTACTGGCAAATCCTATGGTAAAGAACCTATTTGGTTCAATTAAGTCTAAAAATCTGACTGGAATGGACGAGACTTTTTCTAAACGAGCGTGGGTTGCAAGTGTTGGTACACAGGATAGTAGCGGGAATCTATTCAACACACTTGTTTATCCTCGGGGTAGTGGACAGCAGATCCGTGGTGTTTTATATGGCAACGCACGCCCAGACTTAATAGTGGTAGATGATCTGGAAGAGGCAAAGACTATCACTAATGATGCAATCCGTCTTTCTAGAAAAGAATGGTTTTGGGCAGATCTTGTTAAGTGTGTAAGCCGTGTTGAAAAAAAATGGCAGATAATCTATATTGACACCCTGAAACATGAAGATTCTCTCCTTGAGGATTTGTTGTCTACGCCTGGATGGGTAGGTGTACGCCAAGAGCTTTGTAATGACGAATTTAAGTCCAATGCCCCTTCAATGATTAGTGATGAGGAAATAGCATTGGAGGTAACGGCACATCGTGAGAAGGGCATGATGGACGTTTTTTACAGGGAGTTTAGAAATATTCCTATTTCAAAGGAAGATGCAAGTTTTCTTCCAGAGTATTTTAAGCATTATAATGAGGTAGAACTCGGGAGTTCCGCTGAGTTTAGAAATCTCAGAAATGTTGTAATCGTAGATCCTGCAAAGACGGTCAAACTTCATTCGGCTGATTCGGCTATTGTTGGAATTGGAGTTAGCAGGACTGATCATAAGATATATGTTCGACGTGTTGTTTCAGGAAAGATGTATCCAGATGAATTATATGATGCTTCTTTAGAGTTATGTAAGGAGTTACGAGCAAACACTCTTGCTGTTGAGGTAACGAGCTTAAATGAATTTATAACACAACCGTTTAAAAATCAGATGCGCATTAAGGGTATTTTCCCTAATTGGGTATCATTAAATGCCAGGGCATCAAAAGAGGAACGAATAACTGGATTGATTCCTTACTATCGGCAGGGGTATATCTATCATAACGAGCTTGAATGCGCGAAACTTGAAGGCCAGCTTATGGGTTTTCCCAGGTCAAAACTTTGGGATGTTATGGACGCTCTTGCATATATTGTGGAGCTATTAGAGTTAAACGCAGAATATTTTGATCCTGAAGATTTTGACGCATCAGGTTCAGATGAAGAAGAATATAAAGAGCTTGATAACGATAGTTTAATTAAAAATTGGAGAATTTACTAGTGCCAGCAATCATACAAGGAGCTTTACGCACAAATCGTTCTGAACGCACTCAACAGCTTACAGGAAAAAGTTACGACTACGACTACCCGGACGGCTTGGATCTGAAGCCTGGCAGTAAGCTTCACGAGTCCCTAGTGAATGCCATATGGCAACGTGCAAGTGACGCGCACAGTTCCATATCAAAGCGTTTCAGCTCGTGGAATCGTGTCGACGAGACACTTACAACCTACATTGACCTTACCGATGAGGAGGAAGACGTTCAGGACGAGGACGGGCGCAAGCCTGTATCTATTGTCTATCCAAACTCATATGCCATTTTGGAGACAATGTTGTCGTATATGGTTATGGCCTTTTTCCAGGATCCTATGTTTCGCTATGTTGGTTTCAGTCCTGCTGACACAGTGAAGGCTATTCTTTTGCAAAAAGTAGTGCAGCAACATTGTGAGTACAACAAAGTTCCGCTGGCAATCCACACGATGTTTCGTGACAATTTTGCTTATGGTCTTGGCGTGGCAGTCCCTTCATGGAAAGTGCGCATGGGTAGACGGCCAGTTGTTAGTGATATTCTTGGCACTGGCCTTTTTAACCGACCGATAATTGCTGGGCAAGAAATAAATATGGTGGAGCAGGTCGTTCATGAAGGCAATGCACTGGAAAATATAGATCCATACAACTATTTACCAGACCCGAATGTCCCGGTTGACAAAGTGGACGATGGGGAATTCGTCGGTTGGTTGAGTCGCACTAACTTGATGGACGTACTTTCTACGGAAAAGACTGATATTGACATGTTTAATGCCCGTTATATCAAACACTTGCGGATAGCTGAGACGTCGATCATTACAAATGAAAATAATCGTCGAGGGAAAAAGACCAAGGCGACTGACAGGTCGTTTAATGAAAACACCAACGCTAACAATGTTGACATTATTTCTATGTATGTAAAGTTGATTCCTCGCGAGTGGAATCTTGGTAAAGGTGAATATCCAGAAACTTGGTATTTTGAGTTGGCCGGAGATTCAGTGATTATAAAGGCCAGACCGTCTGAAGGGTTAGATGATCGCTTTAACGTAGCCGTTTGCGCTAGTGAATATGATGGATACTCTGGTATGCCAATAAGCCGCCTAGAGGTAATGGACGGCATGCAGACGGTTCTTAATTGGCTGTTTAATTCACACATAGCAAATGTGCGCAAAGCCATGAACGATATGTTCCTGGTTGACCCGTTCCTTGTAAACATAAACGACCTTAAAGATCCTAGACCAGGGAAACTGATACGCATGCGGCGTCCTGCCTGGGGGCAGGGAGTGAAAAATGCTGTCCAACAGTTTAATGTGAGTGATGTAACTCGTGGAAATATGGTCGATGCCGGTGTTATTTCTCAACTTATGCGGATGTTAAGTGGAACGGACAACCCAGTTATGGGCAACTTACGACAGGGAGGCCCCGAACGCCTTACTACTGCAGAGTTTCAAGGGACTATGAGTGGTGCGGTTAGTCGCTTGGAAAGGGTGGCTAGGATATCTTCCTACCAAGCTATGCAGGATATTGCCCGTATGTTTGCTAACAATGTCCAGCAATTTATGGAGAAGGAGACATATATTCAAACTGTAGGAAATTGGCCGGACATTATAGCCCAGGAATATGGAGTAGTGAATGAGCCAATACCCGTAAACCCATTTGACATGGTGCTTAATTATGAAGTACTGATACGTGACGGCAGTATTCCTGGTGGAAATTTTTCACAGTCTTGGATCCAGTTGTATCAGATAATAACGGGGAACCCTGAACTTATGCAACAGTTCGATATGGTGAAAGTTTTTAAGCATATTGCTACAAACTTGGGGGCTAAAAATGTATCGGATTTTGAACGGCGTGTGATGCCAAAGGTAAGCACAACTACTGACCAGAATGCCGAGATTCAAGCTCAACGTGGAAACTATGTGCCAATAGAAGGAGCTTAAATGGAGACCAAAGACTATGTGAGCGAAGTGAACGTTCAGGCAGTTAAGCGCCTTGCTGAGAGCGAGGGCTGGAAAGAGATGAGACGTGAAATAAATATGATGATTGAAGACCTGCGGGATTTACTGGAAAAGGGTTCCGCAGAAGACGAGCGTCATAGAGGGAGAGTAGATGCGTTACGAGAAATTATTGTTTGGCCTGATGTTGTTATTGACTATGCTAAATATAGCGAGCAAGTTGATGGCTAGTCCTAATATTAACTATGGATTTTTGGAAAAATTAGAAGGGTCGGAACTTGCAGGGTACGTACCCTCTGATAACAGTGGAGTAACAATTGGAACAGGGGTGGATTTGTCTAGCAAAGATGTCCAGGGACTTACAAAACTTGGCGTCTCTCCTGAAACGATCAAGTTGGTAACCCCTTATCTTGGTAAAGTGGGTTCTCAAGCAAAAAACTATTTGCAACAAAACCCTCTAAAGCTTGCGCCAGAACAGGTACAAGAGCTTAATTCTTTAATATTTGATAGTAGTGTAAATGCCCTTGCTAAAAAATTCAACGCAAGTTCCAGCGTTAAATTTGAGGATCTTCCACCAGAATTTCAGACAGTTCTGGCAAGTGTTAATTACCAATATGGAACTGGGGCACTTGAAAAAATGAACTTTTGGCAGCAAATGACAAACAAAAGGTACGACGAGGCGCTAAATAACCTACGTAATTTTAAAGATAAATATCCTACTCGTAGGAATAAAGAGGCTGACCTTTTTGAACAGGGAATAATCAATCAATTTTTAGGGAGTAATCCATGAATCCAAAAGACTTTGATTACAACGATGAAGCGCTGGAACAAGAAGATAGTAACACCATAGATATGGGCGAAGAAATCCAGGATTTTCTTGAGTTATCAACTGAAGAAAATTTTGAGGAAGAGACAGACGAAACTGCTGTAGAAGAAGGAGAAGAAGAAGACGCCGATGTAGATGAAGGAGATCCTGATGCAGGGGAAGAGGAAGAAGATGATGACCACGAAGAAGCAGACACAGAAATAGAAGATGATGCAGACGAAACCGATGATGATGATTCTACAGCCGACGAAGAGACGGACGAGGACGAAACTGAATTGGGAAGACTTAAAAAGTCCAACAAAGAACTCCTCGCTTTAATTGAAAAGGGCGTTGCTGAATCGTTAGGAATGACTTCCATAAAAGAAAAAACTGCGGCTCAAGGCGATGGTGAGACCACGCCAGCGAGTCTTGCAGACCTGATTGGCGAAATAGATTTTGCAGAAATGAACGAAGATCCCACGTTGTTTGTGGAGATGATGCAAAAAGTGGTCGACCATACTCGCCAATCTACTATAGACGGATTACGTGCTGAATTACCCACGGTTATTAACCAACGCACTGAACAGGTATTAGATGTTCGGGCGCTTGTCGATAACTTCTATCGGGAGAACAAAGACCTAGCAGCCGTAAAGAAAACCGTTGGGGCTATTACTCAGACGCTTGGAACAGAGAATCCTGAAATGGGTATGGAGAAGCTTTTGCAAGAAGCTGCTATCAAAACCCGTAGCTTACTTGGGATCCCTGATCCCGGTAAGCCCACTAAAGGGAAGACTGTCAAGCGGAATAGTAAGCCTGTTTCTCCACGGGTAAAGGGGAAGCGAACGAGAGGGCCTAATCCTAAGCTCTCTAAAGTGCAGAAACAAATAAATGAACTTTTAGAATTTTGAGGAGGAATAAAAAATGACACATGGAATAGGTGGAAGACGCCGCCGGGAAGAAAACGAGAGTGTTTCCGATCTGCGCCAACACGTAAGTGACGAGAACCTTACTATGACTGTACGTGATTCTGTCGTAGAGGTCACGATAACGTCTACGAATTCAAGCACTATAACTCTTCCCAGTGTTTCAGAGGCCACCGGTGGGCTGTTTGTTGTTCGGCTGGTTGCTGTAGGTACTGGTACGGTAACTATTCAGGATAAGTCCAATGATGCAGGAATGGGAGACATAACCCTGGCTTCTGCTGGAGACTATGCCGTACTATATTCTACTGGTGTGGGTTGGGCACCTCTTTCTGGTGCAGGTACCGCAGATTTGGTAATAGGTGACGACCTTACTATTACTGGTGACTTGGCGGTGGACGGTGGCGACATTGATGCCGGAGCAAGCGGGGCGGCAGGCTCAGTGGATGTTTTTCCTAGTACAGCAAGCAGCGGAAAACTGATTATCCTATGCGCTGATCAGGATGGAGACACAGCGGTAACCTTGCAAGCCGAGGCAATGGGGCAAGCAACTGTAGTGAGCGTCCCTGACCCGGGTGCATCAACTGCCAATATATTGTTAACAAGTGCTGGCAATGATGGCGTAGTAGCTGCTGCAACAGCTGCAGAAATTGACCGTAAGTGTGATGTCTCAGCAAACGCTGTAAGCCTGACAGCGACTGCAGCTATCACAGAGGCACTGCATGAAGGTAAAAAGCTTATTGTTACTGGTACGGATGCTGCTATTTATACCCTTCCAGAAGCTACTGGAAGCGGTGCAGTCTACGAGATAGTAATAAACGAGGTTAATACCAGTGGAAATGTGATAAAAACGGCAGATACAACGGATTGTGGCTTCTACGGAAGTGTCAATATTCTTGACTTGGACGCAGCCGCACAATCTGCTTATGCCCCAGCTTCTACAGACGACCTTATCACCTTAAACGGAACTACCACCGGTGGTGCAGTAGGTGACTGGATACGTCTTATTGATATGGCAACAGATAAATGGTGTGTGGTTGGCCAACTGCAATGTCCTACTGGCTCAAACCCTGCAACGCCTTTTAGCGGAACCTAATTATAATTTTACAAAAATAGGAGAAACGACATGACTGTAACTTTAGGAATGCGTGGCAATGGCGACTGGGTGGATGGCCAGCGGCCTAAGAATTGGCGCGAGACGATTTTATATCTCTATCCAAATGGAAGCGTCCCACTGACTGGTATTTTATCTCAGATGGGAAAAGAACGAACAACTGATCCAGAGTTTAATTGGTGGACGAAGACATTAGCCACCCAGGGTGGTGCCGTAACAAATGTTTATACTGATGCGGCTATGACCTCAGCATACGTGGATAGTGGTGTTACCGGAACTACTCTTTATATCAAGACAGCTGAAGCGACGGCCTCGGAGTTTCGTGCTGGTCATCAAGCACTCCTTCGATACTCTAGTGACTTGGATGTTGATGTTAACGTGAAAGTTACCGGGGTTATTCTGAATGGCGAGAGTTCCCAGATTTCGTGTAAACTTTTAGAAGCAGACGACAATTCAGCTAGTTATGATCTGAGCGACTGTGACAGAATACTTGTTGTTGGTAATATCAATGCTGAGGGTGCATCAATGCCTTCCGCAATTTCTTACGACCCAGTTAAATGGTATAATTACACGCAGATTTTCAGAACACCTCTGAGCATTACGAGAACCGCACGGAAGACGCGAGTGCGTACTGGTGATACTTACAAGGAAATGAAGCGTGAGGCACTTGAAATTCATGGTATCGAACAGGAGAAGGCTTGGCTATTTGGTATTCGTAGTGAGAATACTGGAGACAATGGACAGCCAGAGCGTACCACCGGTGGTATTATTGCTGCAACGAAGGATGGTGGCGTTACTGGAAACTATGTTACCGACACAAACTATGCCGCAGATGCCTGGTTGACCAGTGGTGAAGCCTGGTTGGATTCTAAGTTGGAAGAAATATTCCGGTATGGTGGTGAGAAACTTGCTTTTATCGGAAGTGGCACAGCGCTGGCAATTAACCGCCTAGCAAAATCAAGTGGACAGATTCAACTCCAGCCGACCACGATTGCCTACGGGCTAAAAGTGATGGAGTGGATCACGCCTTTTGGCACTATCTACTTGAAACTACACCCACTGTTCAGTTATGACCCAACTACTCGAAACTCAATGTTGGTTTTTGAGCCTAAGAATCTTAAGTATCGCTTCATTGATGATACTCAATTTATTGACCGCTCAAGCTCTAATACCTTGGATGCGACAAATGAGGAGTTTTTGACTGAGGCGGGACTTGAATACCATCATCCTGTTGGCTGGGGATGGTTAAACGGCTTTGGACAGCTTAACACTGTTTCAGAGTAGCCGATATGGGGGGGGAGGAATAAGCCTCCCCTCCTTTTCGTGAGGAGGTGAAATGAACTTACTGCAAGTACGGACACAATTTGCAAAGCTAAGCGGACGATATGACCTCGTAAATGACGATTTTACAGACAATGGTGCTGATTACTTTTTGAAGTCTGCACTTAAATTCTTAGACAGAGAAGTGGGCTTTGATAAAGAGGTTGTAAGGGAAGTTACCGCTGTTGAAATTGGCGATTATTTGGTTGATACTGTATCTCGCAGAGTAGTCCATGGGGTCTTCTGGAAAAATTCTGCAGGGGTTATGAAGCAACTGGAATACTTGTCAGGGTTTGAAGTGAGAGGTACATACGGAGATTATACCGATCTAGATAATGCCACTCCTACGCATTATGCACTGGTTGTCGACACCACCCAGTTGGCGGCACAACAGCTTGTGATTTTGCCACCACCAGAGGCGGCAGGGAATGCCGAGGTCTGGTTTAGTCGTGAGACGCCTTTTCCAAGTGAAGACGTCGGTACTAATTTTTGGTATAGTAACTTCGAGCATATCGCTGTGAATGCCTCACTTATGATGCTGGAAGCTTCCTACAGAAATACTCAAGGTTATAAGGATTGGCTTGCTACTATCAGGGTAGACTTGTTAGGTATTGAAAAGGACACAGTAGAAAGCGATGCAACCTTAGTGGAGGAGATGAACGGATGATTGACGAAAGTTTAGTCGCGAGAATGCAAAAAGGTGAGCTGTCGGCATACGAGGAATTTGCTAATTTTATAATACAGGAGTCGATGAAAACTCTTCCTCTGGTAAATGAAAACCTGATTAGACGTAGTGCGACTATGCACGAAACGAGCAAAAAATTTTATGAAGAAAACAAGGATTTGGTGCAACACAAGAAGCTCGTTGGCGAGATAATGGAACAGGTTGAACACGAGAACCCAGGCGCAAGCTTTGAAAAAATTCTTTCACGTGTGGCAGGACGTTCACGAGAAGTGCTTAAGGGGACTCGAACCCTTGGAAATGCCGAACCGAGACGTAATCGCCTTAGTGACCTCGACGACACAATAGGCGAGTTATGAGAGAATACAACTATACCGTAAATAAAGCGCTATCTGTAGGGCTGCGAAGTACAGACAAGAATCGCCGGAACATGCAAGCGTTAGTAAAGAGTGATGGTATGGTGCCAACTGAGGGTGCATTGGCTAGTGTGGAGCTGGGAGATTTTACTGAAATAGATATTTCCAGCATAAGCCCTACACCTGAATTTCCATACCCCCAGGTTTTTGAACTGAAGGGGTTAACTATTGTGTGCACTGCTACGGATATCTACGAATATAATCCGTCAAGTGGTGATCTAACCAAAGTGATTGGAGCGTTAATGGAGGGGCACTGCTGGAGTGTTGCAGACTTTCATTCGTTTTTGATGTTATGTAATGGCAAGCAGGTTGTTTGCCGTGATGGACAGACTAAGGGGTGGACAGGAAATAATATAGCAGAGCTTACTAGTGCGAGTTGCGTTTGTAACTATAATGGTCAGATAATTGCAACCGCTCCCGACGTTGTTCTTCCTTAAAAATGAATGTTTTATTGAGGCGTCATAGTTTTAGTGGATAACTGAATAACTTAAACTCAAATTTACGAGGTACTTACATGGCCGCAGATGATTGGAAAATTTACGATAGTTTTAAAGAGAAGATGGCAGATGGTACGGTGGATTTAGATGATGCCGGTGCTGGCGTTTTTAAATGTGCGCTATTCACAGACGCACTAACTCCAGCGCAGACGGACGATCTATATTCTGCACTGTCCGACGAGGTAGCCGCGGCAAATGGTTATACTACCGGAGGGGAAGCGCTTACCGGGATTACGTGGACAGAGGCAGCTGGAACAGCTACATGGGACGCTGACGACGTTGTCTTTACTGCAAGTGGTGGGAGTATTGTCTGCCGGTATGCGATTATCTACCATGTCGCCAGCAGCCAGCTTGTAGCTATGAGCTTGTTAGATAATTCTCCGGCGGATGTGACAGTTACTGATGGTAATACCCTCACGCTTCAACTCGACGCAGCAGGGATCTTTGCTTCCAGTGGTGGATGGTAAGTCGTCATGGCTGACTATTATGTTGACCCCGCCGCTACTGGGGCAAACAACGGGACTAGTTGGACAGACGCTTGGACAACCCTACAGACTGCTGCTGATACAGCTGTTGCTGGCGAGACTGTCTACTGTCGTGGAACAGAGACATTAACCGCAGCAATAGACTGGGATACCAACGCCGGTAGTCCGTCCACTGGATTTATTCGATTTGTAGGGTGTAATTCTTCTGGGGTGGAAGATGGTACCCGTTATGTTCTTGATGGAAATAGTACATCTACCTATTGTGGCAGAATTAAACAGTATCGCATACTTTTTGCTAATATTGAATTTAAAAACGCCACGAGCACTGGTGTCTATAACGCCCCAATTACTGCTATTTATTCGTGTCATTTTACAAACTGTAGTTTTAATAACAATGGCGGAAGCGGAGTATATTGCAACAGCGATGCTCGCTGCTTTGTTTTTTTTCAGTGTATCTTTCATTCTAATGGTGCTATCGGGGCGAATATCGCCTCCGCTGTTGTTTCGTTTTATTTTTGCAGGTTTAGAGACAACCTCTCTCATGGGTTACAACTGGCTGGTGGATCATCCACTTTGCACCAGTTGGTAATGGGGTGTATTCTAGATAAAAATGGTAACTACGGTATAAACAATACTGGCCATTATGGCGCTATCATTAACTGTGTAGTTAATGGAAACATTGCGGGCGGAATACTCCTGTCTAGTTATACTGTTACGCTGTTGGGAAATAGAATCACAAATCATTCGGCTGTAGGGGCCATCGGTCTTAGTACTGGAACTTACGTGCAACACCAAGGCTGGAATTATTTTCAAGATAACGACGGGGACAACATTCAAGGCTCTGTTTCTACCATTGAAATTACTGATTCTGGAAGTAGTACCACACTTGAGGATCAGGGCGATACTGAAAGCGGATATATAGACGAGAACGATCCTGAAGATTATACCCTCAGTGACACTGCAACACTGAGGAGAACGGCCATAATAATACCGGAAAGCTAGATGGCTAATGAATATTACATATCTGCGGGTATACCGCCTATTGATAGCTCCTCTGGTGGAACTCCCAATACGTTTTATATCTCTGCCGGACTAACGCCAGGTGACACTGTAACTGGTTCTACTATTTCGGTTGGACGTGGAAATGTTGTTTTTTCCGGGAGTGCTTTAAGCGTCGCTGTTACTACACTAAAGATAGTAACAATAGGTAAAGGTAGTATATCTTTTAGCGGAAATGGGGTGTCTGTTCCGCTAGTAAGCATTGGCTTTGTGGAAATAACATTTAACGGACAAAATGTCGTTTCACAGATAGACACGCCTATTACCATAAAAGTAACCTCCATTTCCCTTACGGGGGTGGGTCTTTTACCTAGGGCTTATGTTGATTATTCCCCTGGCCCAGAAGACTACCAATGGCCGCCGATATTAGATGACAACCCACTACTTGATCCGTTTTGGCAGCTTAGTCCAAGCACTGATCCTGAATGGGATTTTATAGAACAATTTGATCTTCCGATCCCGTATCATGAGGATCCTTATTGGCCAAGAGTTTGTGGCCATTGGCACAAAGAGCCAGATTCGGACGCTGATATTCCGTGTATAGAACATGTGCGGACGATATCAACTTCGTTCTCACCTCCACCTTATGGCCAATTCACGTCAACATCCCTTATGATCTATGATGATGGAGTGCTTTATACCGCTTCTACTGACGGTACTCTAGCTATTGTCGATGCCGACTCTCTGAGGATTATCACGAGCAAAAAATTTAACGGATGCTCATTTAAGCATATCCAACTGATAGCATCAACATTATACGCGCTAGTAAATTTTGCTGGATATACTGGTGATCATATCCAGGATTACTCGGTTGCAGGCGAGGACTTTACTCCTATAAACGAACCTATCTATTGTGGAACAGTGGTACGAGGAACAGATGGCAATATCTATGGCGCGAAAATTACAGCTAATATAGGTAGTTCTCTTTGGATATCAGGACATACCCCCGTAACCGGTGATATATGGGATACTGCTTGGGAGTTATTGCCTGCTGACTATCCATACTATATTTATCCTAACATGAGTATGGTACAAGATGCTGACCCTAACGAAAAAACAAGAGGGGGAGAGGTAATAAACTTTTACCGGACTAATGATGTCTTTATTATTAACTCTGGCCCAACTTCAAGCTTTTTGGCGTATACATCCATGATACACAGGATGAAGTTTACGGGACAGCATGACTTCACGTATAACAGCAATACCATCATAGGCCCAAACGAATTAGTTAAATCTCCACTTACTGATGAGTGGGCATTGCTAAGATGTACTGGTGCATTCACCAATTTAAGCCTGAGAGTCATTGGTAATTTTACAGCAGATTTTTTGGTGGCCACCTTAATCACTGGGCTTGAAATTTCAGGGGTGCCACAAGATAACTCTTTATACCATAGAAGGACTATATGGCATAGTAATGATAGAATATACTCATGCCATCATACATACTCGGAGTTTTATCTCCGTATTATTTCGGTAGACCCGGGGGGTACATTGATAGACCAATACGATGTCCCTATTCCTGATGGTACTCACGCCTCGTTTGTTATTCTGGGAGACTATGTCTATTTATGGCAAGACTCTCTTCATGCTGCAGGACATCAGTCCGCGATAATAAAACTAACTCTCGATTTAGAATTCGTTTGCTTGTATGATTGTATGGGGTTTAAACTGAGCAGTGATGATAGATATTTTGAACTTGGAATGGCTATAGTAACAGATGGTGTTCAGTATATTTACAATTTTGCCCAGAATGATTCCCCGGGCCAAGGCGGTGGAATGATAACTAAATACAGGGTAAATCCAGTAATGGACTTAACAACGCCATACCATCATAACCCAGTATGGGAGTATCCAGAGTCAGGAGTGTCATAACTTAATAGGAATTTTTAACAACAAGAAGAGGAGTTAAACATGGCGACATATGCAAGTAATCGTTTTAAATATGAGCTTTTGAACGGCGGTGTTACAGGCGCATCTGATGTATTTAAAATTATCTTAATGCAGAGCGGATTTACCTTCAACCGAGTATCTCACAATACATATGCAGATGTGAGTGCAAGTGAATTGTCTACTGCCAGTGGTTACACTATTGGTGGCCTTACCCTGGCGAATGTGGCTATTTCACAGAATGACACGAGCAATAAGGGTCAGATGACCTGGGATAACGCCAGCTGGACTGCCGCAGGTGGAAACGTGACTGCACGTGGTGCTATCATCTTCGACGATACCCATGCCAGCGACATTGTAGTTGGATATATTGACTTCGGGTCTGATCAAACTACGCTGGATGGTGGAGTTTTTACAATAGCAGACATTGAAGTAGATACTACCGATTAGGAGAACACATGGCAACTATAAGTGTTGGCGGGGCAGCAATATCAATTAGTGGCCAGCCTCTTGTTGTTGCGCTGGGTGTCAATATTGGGAGTGGCAGTCTCAGTTTAGCAGGGGGCGGTGTCTACCCTATGCCAATCTTTGCCGAGACGATAGTTGTCAAGGTAAAAAACTCTTCTGGCGTTTACACCACACCCGTGATTGTGCGTCGAGACAACGATGTCACATTCTGGTCTGGAGACTCTAGAGTACACGGACAGCCTCAAATAAGTGTTGTTCCAAGCGGTACTATTCTCAACCCGACGCATATCTCAGATCCACTTGTTGCAGTCGTTGGCCTGAGTGGTACCGCTAATCCTGGAAAACAGGTAACAGCTACGACGATAGGAATTTCAGTCGTGCTCGATGCTTACTTTTTTGAGGTAGGATACCGGTCAAACTGGGTTGCATGGAGCTTAATCGGCGAGGCATCGTTTGAGACCGAGGACTTGCGGAATGAGGCAGGAATGCGGCCAATGGCCTGGAATGGTTGGGCATGGAGAGCATTGAAGCTTGGAAACTTCGTCGTTATTTACGGGGACAATGGTATATGCCTAATGCAGCCGGTAGATGAGCCTGCTGTCACGTTTGGTTTTGAAGATATGAGTAACATAGGGATTAAGTCAGCCTGGAGTGTTGCTGGATCAGACTATATCCATTATTTTATCACGACGAAGGGTGAGCTGTGGAAACTCTCCTCTAATGCTGGGCCTGAACTGTTAGGTTTTAGTGAGTTTCTTGCACCATTGACAGCACCAGTACTAAATTATGATGAGAAAAACAACCGGCTTTTTATTAGTGACGGCGATACTGGGTATGTGTTTGATGCTGGGCTGGGTGGAGGTTACGCTTCTATTACAGGTATTACCCCAAACTATGTTATAGGCTCCGACACTCTGAGTGGTATCCCTGTCAGTATTATGACAGACATAATAGATCTTGGGCAGCGAGGGATAAAATTCATTAGCTTCATCGAAGTAGGCACAGACACTACAGAGGAACTATACGTAGCGGTAGACTTCCGCTATACAAAGGACGAAAACTGGCGTACCAGCGATTGGGTTAAATGCAATCCTGAAGGTGTTGCAAAGATTGATATAGCTGCTGTGGAATTTAGATTTCGAGTTAAGCAGGTAACCTACGACGAACTAAAAATTGATTACCTTAATATTAGGCACCAGCGGCATGATAGGCGCTTTATCCGTGGCCCACTCTATGAACTTCCAGACCAAGGAGAAACTTAATGTTACTTCAACTACAACCAATTCAAGTTAGTTTGCTATGGAATGACATCTTTCATAGTGCCGTAATGGCAAACAATATTTCTAAGGAAAAACACAGCCAATATGGGAAGAGGTTACTTGAGAACCTGCTAATGGAAAAATACCAGTGTTGGATAATCTTCTCCAAGGAGGGTGAACAACGCAGGATACATGCTATAGGCATAACAATGATCGTTACTAATCATTCGCTTGTTGAAGACGAGCTGCATATCCTGAGTATTTACGGGTATAGAACATTGACTGACGAGCTGGCAGAGGAGAGCTTTGCCCAACTTAGACAATACGCCAAGACCAACGCATGTTGTTGCATAAGAATGGAAACAAATGCCAAAAGGATAAAAGCACTTGCAGAGAGGGTGGGACTTGAGCCAGTAAGTGTAAACTATCACACCAAACTCTAGGGAGAGAGCACATGTCGTCAAGCAAGCCAGACAGTACAGTGAGATACGCGGAGTATTTTGAAGAGGCGCATACCGCTATTTTAAACAACAACGGATCTGATTTTCCAGTAGCAAGTGTGGTAGCGGCCTTCAATTCAGCTTACGGCAGGAGTCCTTTTGGTTCTGCTACTGTGATTGACGTCACCGGTGGCTTCTTTAGCTACGGCTATTCTATCGCCAGTTTTCCGTGCCTATGGGATATGTTCGGAAAGTTTATGGCTGGATTAGATGTACATGACCTGTGGGGGCAAACATTCAACGGAATCGTTGCTAGCGCGGAAATAAACCAGGCAGTGTCCGCCCAATCAGATTATTTAGATGATGATTTACGGCAGCGCACACTACCTAGATTCGAGGGAGGAATGCGTAATATCAATGCTGTACAGTCCAGCGCGTTTGCTATCGGTCGTGCGCTAATCGAAAACAATAAGGTAAAGGCAGTAAATAAATTTGCCTCAGAAATTAGACTTCGAGCATTGGACGTGAGTATTGAGATGTGGGCAAAACATCTTGACTGGAACACCACAGTCGTTGGTACTTACGCCAAAATGTATCAATTATATTACTCTGTAGAGATGGACGCAAACAATCAGAACGTCGACATGAGAATGCGAGATGTACTTTTTGATTTGAGTTTATTTGAATATGTCCGGTCTATGCTTGGCGTCGTGAGCGGGGCCATGGGGACAGTACAGCCACAAGGGCCTAGTCAGACGGCGAAGGCGGTCAGTGGAGCACTGGGTGGCGCTGCTATGGGGTACCAAATGACTGGCAACCCATATGGCGCTCTTATCGGTGGTGTTGTCGGTCTTGCCGCAAGCTTTATCAACTAAGGAGGAGAAGAAATGGCATTAGGAACAAACTTAGATCCAAATCAATTGTCGATTCTTGCAGGGCAGTTGGCGGGGGCAATAGCGCCTGGGTCAATCGGGGCCGCAGCAGGTGGAATTGCCGCACAGATGGGGCAGGCCACAATAATGGGACAAGAGGGTGCAGCAAGTCAAGATCAGCTTAGAGACCTGGTGAATAGACTAACGGTCGAAGGGGCAGATACTACTGGGCTTAAAATCGGGCCTGACGGAAAAATTACATTTACTGGAGAGGTGCCAAAGAATCCTGACGTACAGGAAGCGGTGGCACGAACGAAGAATACAGACGTAGGAGGTGGGAACCAGACCACCAACCCTTTTTACCAGAGGTTACAGGGCGGGGAGGTAACAGGCTTGCCGGATTATCTCCTGAACAAGTCGCAAATTTAACCGCCAGTGAACAACAAATGCTTGGAAATATTATAAATGTCCTTCAAGCTAGCCAACAGTTAGGGGTGGCAAAAAGGCGTCAAACCTTAGATGAGCTTAAGTACAACCGTGGCGTTGAACAGGCGGTAGAAGTTCAGGGAGCGCTCAAAGAACTGCAAAATTATACTGCTGGGAACATCCATGAGGCCCCGGCAGATATCATTGCCAGGGTAAATCCAGGGACACTCTCAAGCATGTTTGCTACGAACGATGCTCTTCGTACTGGCAGAGCTCCGAGTGGTAGCAATGTCCCTGCCCAAATACAAGTGTCAAGAGAATTGGTACGGCAGGCTGGTGAACACGGAGGTGATTTTACTGCTACACCTATTTGGCAAGTAATAACGCAAGGTAAGAGCACAAAAAAGACAAAAGAAGAACTACGGGAAGGCTTGTTAAAGGCTAGGGCGAACAACCCAATATACGCGGCAAAAGGTGCTGACGCGTTAAATGAAGAAGTTGAACGAGATGTTGATTATATCCTAAAGGGAAGCTCTGAAGGAACTAGTAAACGGACGAAAGATCCACTACTGTTGCAAGTTTTGGAGGATTTTGAAAAAGCCAAAAAAGCAACCATCACAGATGAACTTTTCAGCGCTCATGCTCCATTTTTAGGGGAATAATATGGAAAACTTCTACCAGCAATTTTCTGAGCTCGACGAATTTAAAAGCATGAATAATGACGACAAGCTTAAGTTCGGTGATATGTACGCAAACAAGCTAATCGCTTCTGACGAGAGATTTAGAGGTAATCCAGAGCTGGGCGATTTCTTAAGGAAGAGGGTTAACGATGATATCTTGGATAACATCGAGACTACAGTAGATGTAGGACAGGGCATGGAGAACCTTAAAACAATCCTTGGTGAAGACATTGCCGGAGGGGCGATTGAGTTTTCACGTGGACTGCGTGATGATATCGAAGCCGTTCGGACAAACGGATTTAAGGAAAACGTGGGAGTGCTTGGCGAGAACACGGCGAATGTGCTTCTACACACAGCTGGTATTCCAGGGCGGTTTATCACTAGTCTCGCACAGCTTCCATATAGTGCGGCGAGCAAGGTTCTTGAAGTTACTGGACAAGGAGACAGCACAGCAAACAAATGGCTGCTCGCTAAATATTCGGGGTTGGAAAAGAGCAAGCAAGCCATGAAGATATTTAATGGCCCAATAACAGAATATGAAGAGGGAGTATTAGCAGCTGGTACGTTTGGTGGTGGCTTTGGGTATGCGGCACAGGCACTCAGGTTGCAGAAATTAAATCTCGCTGGAAAGACGGTAGGGGCGTCGTTATTTTCATCTACCGACGCCGCACTTCTTAGTAGTTATTCTGCTGCAGCAGGTGAGGCCGGAGTAGTGGTTCCTTCTATGGTCTTGGCTGATCATTATATTGACAAGAGTTCTTATAGTGATGAGACAAAAGGGATTATGAAGGCAGTTTTCCCGGTCTTTGCCGGAGTGTTTAGTGCCTTTACATTTGAACACACGGTGGATAGGATTTTAGGTAACCCGTTAGTTGTGGATAATATTGTACGAAGCGTTAAGGGGGGGTTGGGGCCGGAAGAGACAATCGCTAAGGCAAAAGAGATTATAAAACCACCGAGTCTGAAAGATGATATCTTAAAGCATACAAATGGGAGGATGAATACAGAACATCTTTATTCCACTGAGAAAGCTATATCTGTCGAGGCGCATTTCGCCAAAGGAGCTAGTTATCCACCAATCGTTCCTAAAATCCAAGTTACAAAGGAGCTTAGCCCAAGGGCGCTTGCCGCAGCAGTAGGGGTTTCAGAAGAGGCTGGAACGATGAAAAGTATTCCAGATGCAATCTCTCATTTAGTTAAACGTCCGGTTGATAGTGCTAAGCAGGCAAAAAAGCTAATCGAAAAATTTGATCCAGAAACACAGGCGAATAAAATTCAGAAGTTCCAGCAGCTGGCAGATAAAGAGATGGCAAGGGCACAAGAGGCATCTGGAGCGCTTTTCGGAAAGTTTGGTAGTAATGTCGACCATATGGTCATCAACGCTTTGCAAGGGAAGCCACTAGGCGAGTTTCCCGTAACAAAACAGACAATGCTTTTTAGTGATACTTGGGACGCACAAGAGGCACAGGGTGTTATTGCCAGGATTATAGATAATGCAGGAAATGAGGCCTCGCAGGCTGAGGCAAAAAAAAGCTACATGCTTCAACTGGAAAATGCGTTTCGTAACAAAGAACTTACCTATAGGGATGCGAAACTTGCCAGCGCCATTTCGTCGGACACTGCAACAGGGATTTTGAGTAAGGCGGATCCAAAAGAGATTGCTAAGGTGGTTCGCGAACTTGGCTTGGGTGGACAAGAAAACCCACATCTCGGTGAATGGATGACGAAGAGCATCGGAAACCAGGGCGGGTATGTAACCCCTGATTTTCTAAGAACAACTGCCCTGCATTCTCTGCCATTACTCACTGGGCTTGAGACTAAAGACGGTAGGCTTAATTGGAACACAAACAAATACCTAAAATTTGGAGCGCCGTTTCACCTTATCGGTTTTGGTGGACGCGTTTATCGCAGAGTTGGTGGAAACAGGGTTGTTCGTGGAATAGGCTCCAAGCTGAGTAAAAAGTTTTGGGAAGGCGTAGACCACCCAATGCTTAGAGGATTGGGCGAGCCGCTTAAAAAACTACACCCAACTGAGCGAATAGATCCAGAAATTTATAAAATAAAAAAACAATTTAGGAAGGGAAAACAGGGGATTAGAAGAACACTTGACCAGTTCGCCATAGACTTGAAAAAGAAATATTCGCCCAAAGAGTTAGAGCAGTTGAGTGACTTCATCGAGAAAGAAAATGATTGGGAGAGTGTCCCTAAAATTTTACAACAACAAGCTACAGAAATACAAGGGTTTTTGACGCAAATTAAAGACATGTTAGTTGACAGCGGAATAGAACCACAATTGATAGATAGACTTGGGGACAGGTATCTACATAGAGTCTATCTTCCACAATTGATGAAGAAACCTGCATATGGGCTAGTAAAGCAAAAACTTAAATCTATCCAAGCAAACTATCTGAAAACTAGGGGAAAGAACGCTAACATGGCTAAACGCTTGGAGCAAATAGGACTTACCGAGGACAACTTTAATTTGGGTGATTCTGTCTACCATGGGGTAGGGCCAGATGGAAGGAAGACGTGGGTACATGAAACTCAGATAGAAAAACTACAGGTATTAAAAGCCCAAGGGCCAGTTACTAAATGGGATATTATTGAAAAAGGTAAGGGTAGAATAATAGCCAACACCGACTATACTATAGAAGAACGCCAGGCTATGGGAGAGAGTAGGGATGTCGCCCTTAGACTCGCAGTGCTGTTTAGGGAGGCGTCGCACGATATTTCTCTCGGTAAGGTATTCAGTAGCATCTCTGGTGACGCCAAGTTGACGTTGAAAAATACTGACGAGCTTGGTAAGGAGCTTGGTAAGAAGAAAAGACTATCAAAAAAAGATTTCGCTGCATATGCTAGGGCTAGTGGTTTTGTTAAACTTCCTGACAAATATACCCCTAGTGGAATAGCCAAGTATGGAAAACTTAATGGCCAGTGGGTTCATAAGGATGTAGAAAAGGTTTTACACAGTATGACTGGAAAAAGGTATACTTCAGAAACTGCTGAAACTATATGGGAGGTTCACAAGACACTGACTCGTGCATGGAAAATCGGCAAGACAGCATATAGCCCACCAGCCCACGTGCTAAACACGGTTACAAACTTGCACGTGTGCATTATGGATGGAAGGAATCCAATAGCCGTGGCTAGAGATGGCATACAGACGCTTGCCCTCAAGGATAAAAATTTCAAAGAGGCTGTTGATGCCGGGCTGGTTGACAGTGGCGTCCTTGCTGGAGAATGGAACTTAAAACAATTTGAGTCTCTGACTGAGGCACTTGAACCTACCATGGACAATATGCCTTTAGTAACTAGGGCACTATTTAAGTCTTATAAGGCTGGATCAAAAGCTGCCAAGTTTCCAATGAAACTCTATCAGTGGGAGGATGAAGTTTTTAAATTAGGCGTCTTTAAGAGTGAGAGGTTAAAAGGGCGATCTACGGACGAAGCACTCGAAGCAGCGAACAAACTATTCTTGGATTATAGCGACGTTCCAAGTGGAGTGGCATTCCTCAGGGATAGTGGTATAGTTCCTTTTATTAGCTGGTCGTACAAAATTATTCCCGTCATTGCAGAGAGTGCGGCAGAACATCCAGAACGTATTCTTGGTATGATTTATGCTTATAAGGCTATTAGTGACTACTGGTATGAACATCATTATGGAGAAAAAGCAGAGGCACAAGCAAAACTTGAGAGCAAGCTTCGCCCAGAATATCAGCAAGGTAACTTTTTCGGTGCAGGGCCAGAAGCGCAGATCCGTCTGGCAAACGATCCTCAGACAGGCGAAGCCAGGAGTCTTGACGCTAGAAATTACATTCCTGGTGCCGATCTATTTTCGGACTTCGGAGCAAGTTTCCCTTTTGGTATGCACCCTGTGATTAGCACTGTATATGCTATGGCTTCGGGAAAACACGCCGCGTTTGGTTCTGAAATAGTTCCACATCCGAAGCCAAAAAATCAATTTCAAGAGGCTGAAAATTTTGATGCGTGGACGAAGTTCGCGGTAAATACGCTACTGCCTAATATCCCATTTATCCCGTATACCTATTCTAGTGATAGGGTAGGAAACGCATTAGTTAGTACCGGGACTATCAACAAAAATAGCGGGTGGCTATGGGATTACGCTCAGCGTCGTGGGTGGAATGGAAAGGATTATTTCAAAAATGACCTGGACTTTAGCGACGAAATGTTAGGTTCGGTTGGGATAAAAATCAACCGTATGGATGTTCAAAAAGCAGGCGAACAGGCGCTTTCAAAAAAATCAAACGAGATAAGTGATGCTAGGCGCAAACTAACTCAGGCTTTTAATGAAAGAAAGTCCACTCCGAGTAGAAGAAAACGGGCACTGCAGGGGTATTTAGAAGAAGAACTACCAACTAAAACAAACGAGTTGAATGAATTGACACGGTTGATACAAGAAGCCAAATAGCCTCCTTTGTTAATGAAGACTGTCAAACCCTAGATAAATGACTTTAGCTGTGAGTGTTATTTACCAAGAACACTCACAGCACTGAGTTCAGCTAGCGCCATGTTTTCCCTTCACTCAGGTATCCCGTTTTTTTTGTGTAACACACTGTTATATATAGAAATCTTCTCTTTCAATTCTTCGATAATATGATTGCCCACACCTTTCTCCACTCCAAAGATCATCTTTGCGGTTATACGAAAACCCATCGAAACGGCACTTTTGTAGTGCTATTTTCTTTGTTTTGCATACGCAAAGGGTGTGTTCCTCTGAATAAAATTCACCCTCAACAATTACATAACAAGTCGCAACACTTGCCCCCGGGGGGCTGCGCTTGCCGGTTGTTAGTTCCTGCCGTGTTTCAGTTGCTTGTTTCATAATCCTTTTTTCCTTGGTCAAGTGCGCTCATCGTTACACAGCAAAAAGCATCTGCCATGCGCCCCACATTTCAGTTGCGGCGCAACTGAGCTTTATCGTTTTCTGCGCTGCCTTTTTAGCCAATTTTGATATCCATCATCATTGGCATAAAACCCAGCCCATGACAGCGGCCATGAATAAAAACGGTTACATGATAACCACAAAGGGAGAACCAATACAGGCCAATAGCAAACATAACCAAGAGACCTTTTTAAAAACCATTCAATAAATTTCATATCAGCTAACCAGCCGCATTAACTCAGACGGGAAGAAGCGTTGCGGCATACGCCAGTTCCCGGGGCCAGCTGGTTATGCGGGTTGTTATGTGTGATAATCAATATACATTGCTATTACGCCGTCTTTGGTTTTGTGTTTCATCTCGCCAACGCTACCACCATAGCCCCCAGCACCATTCATCAAATATGGTAATCTCCAGTAGCCTCCATCGAAATAAGGTTCTAGCGGTTCGCCCTCAATATCGCATAACAAGCCGTTCAGCGTGGAATTGCTGATATTGGCGGTTTCTGGACTTTCTTCAATTTTAGAATCTTCATTCATGGTTGTATCTCCTTGGCTTTAATATGCAATCTATTTAACTAAATCGTTATGCCACAAGCAATTCAGCAATATGCACAAGAACATCCTCAAAACTTTTAGCATCTATAAATCTTGACCCAGAAATAAAAACCTCTGGGCCTTGGTTCATTTTCTTGGTGGTCGTCAGCAAGGCAGCGTTTACCAGTGTGGAGATTTTGTTCAGCTTTAATTCTGCCCTGCTGAGTTGGTGTTTAATGACTGGCCCACAAAATGCCCCGTCAAGTCCTAACTGTTCATGTTCGATATCGTTTGAGATAAACGGCAAGTCACAGTCTTTATATTTGCCACAACAGCAACTATTATTTTGCATAACAAACACCTCAACCGGAGCGGGATAACGCATCCGGCAAAAAATTAATTAAGTGGCCGCCCGGTTAGGCTGGCCATAATGCCTCAAGGGCATACCATCTCTTTTATTGCTTTCACCGTTTGCGGAAACGATTCTGCATTTCTCGTCATTTCAAAAGAAATGCCGTCCTTACGTCCATGCTCATATCCTGTCATCACACCAACAGCGTAAGCGGCAAAAACAAGCAATAGAGGCATAAGAAGTTGCTTGAGTTCGTGTAACCCTGAGGCGTTCCGTGGTTCCTTCATATTCATGTCGTTTCCTCGGTACATATCGGGATAGGAACGGCCATCACTAACCTCCCCTCCCACACCACAAAGCAAAAGTATCTCATATATCGGATGCCTCCATGATTACACTCCCTTTTCGTGTCTCTCCACGATAAATAATTTTATTGGTAGTGGCAGATTTCGTTATGTGATAATCAATAAAATTCATTGTGTCTAGCGTGCGAATCATATTCTCCAACATGTATTGGTCGACGTCTTGATAGAAGATACCTAACAACTCTCCCATCGTGGTTTCTTTACGTGTAGCGATTTCTCCCATAACCGCTTCCATCGTGGCTGCGTGAGCGCTTTTTCCCACACCGCTAAAAGTTCTAAGCATATTCTTTTCTGCGTCAGTGAGGAACAACTTAGCACGGCTAAAGTCTTGTGCTGATATAATCATACTATCAGACCGGCTTGCTGAGCAAATCATGCATAATTTTAGAAGATGCGTCGCCCTACGCTCAACATATCCCGAGAAACGACTGTCAGTAAATGGTGGGTTAACGTCTGCGCTATAATACCAATCTACGTACTTGTCTAAAAAGTCAGCCGTCACCTTGAACCTACCTTGCAGTGCATGGATTTTATGCAAATCCTCGAGTAGTTTTACTCGAAGTTCCAGCTCCTCCGATGTTTTGAATGGGCATGGAATGGCTTTGTATTTGTTTGACTCATAAATAAACACTACCCGACTAGCAAACCCGCCGCCGATAGCGTCCAGTGGAAGCGCTGCCCTGATCAGGTCAGGTGTTGTGGCGCCTATCAGATTCAACCACACACCAAAGATATCATCTTCCCCAGCAGTTTTCGTTCTGTATGTCCATCTTGGAGCGCAGTCGAACCAGTCTGTTAAATCACTCATTAATAGATAATTTTGGTTGCCCAGAAACGTAACAAGTTCTGCGCTGTACACGGTTAAGCTAGAGTGATATTCCGTTTCACCAGTCTTTGTGTCGACTACAGAAGAGACAGAATCGGCAAGCGTCCTGATAAGCGCTTCCCTGGTAGTAGCTTCAGCGCTTACAGGGACACCAAGATCTTCAAGAAACTCCCTGCCTGGTCGCATCGCAGTTCCCTTCCGTGCCTTTCCTGGAGGCCCAACAAGAACTATGTACATATTCGGATAGAAAGTTAAATCTCCCATTTCAAGCCTGCACTTTCTTTGGAGCGCTGAGGCGACAACACTAATAGCCACCCAGCGTAAATAGCTCCTTGGAGGTTCGGTATTCTCATTGTACTGCATGAAGCCATCTATCCAATCTAACGTCTTTCTTTTAGAGTCTGACATTCTTGCCCCTAGTACCTAGAGTGTGTTTTTTACTACGTTATTAATTAAGTGAATAATGCCCCTAGCTTCCTTTACAGTAAAGGAAGCGTGGAGCAGCAAGCGCAATTGTATAGCTTCATTCTCTTACAGGCTAAGCAAAATGTCCTCTATTCGGCAGGACTCCTACAATTTTATTTTATCCATGGCTTAAAAGTTATTATGAGCCTGTCCTTAGTCAAGTCTTCGACGGTCTTACCGACGCCGCGAAACTCAGCGTAAGTCATCAATAACTCTAAAAAACATCCAATTAACTGGGGGCGCATCCCCCAAGGAATGAGGCTTTTAATTCTATCGCTTTGTTCTTGAGTTATATCAACTGTTAATCTTGGTCGTGAACTGTCGTTACCCACCATAGTTATCCCTCTTCTCTTAATCTTTCTTCTATTTCCTGACTGAACCATGGGTACTTTTCTAGAAAATCTTCCAGAGAATATAGCCCAGTAGTAATTTTATTCGTCAGATGATTTGTACAAGTTATTTGGAATCTTTGATGTGCCGCATCCTTTATGACCGTTAATGAACTCTCGAGTTCTACCGGCTTGCTGGTTCGCTTCGTTGCTGTCACTGTATGCTTTGTCATAACTATCACACCTCACAATTATAGCTGACACTCCCCACCGGAAACATTTTTTCATGAACGCAGGTTTCAAATGGCATTTTTTATTTTTTCTGCATGTTATACATTTAACTGCTATCGTCTTTACTGCGGTCTTGTTTACTGTTTTCTTATTTACTATTTTTTTAGACATTCGTTTTCCCTCACATCTATGTGACTACCACTTGATACATAGTAGTGATAGCCTCGTTTAAGCTTAGCATAGTTTGCTAAGTCCTCTAAAAATAAGCCAAGGCCTCCTTGATTTATCAGGAAAGCTTCTTTAATGTCATTAGATCTCCAAAAGCTTGTTAGGTGAAGTTCTCCATGTCTTACCTGGAGGGTTAACTCGCGTAGGCATGGTGGTTTTTTTAAACAAATATCTTTTACTGTCGAAATTGAGATCGCCATTTGATGCGTCGTTGGCGTTTCTTCCAACATTTCAAGGATAGCTGGGAGTTGACTGGCTATTCTTGACCCGTAAGTATATGCCTCGTTTTCCTGCTCTTCCATCCCGAGTAGATAGTTCTCATAATATTTTTCTATAGTCCCCCTGGTAACGGTTTTTGGTAAATAGAGGAAGTTCGTTGGCTCCAGTATACAGAGTATCAACGGTGGTAGCTGTATTCTATATGTAGATTCATTGGCGAACGACCCCCTCTGTGGGTACTGGTAAAACATGGAATCCCCATAATAACACTCATTAACGAGATGGTTATAAGCGTCTACGATAGTTCTTATTTTTTTCATTTTATGCACGACCTTCTTTAAAATTGACGTGTTAGGCGTTCATAATACTACCATTCCACGCTATGTAATGATCCCGTACAGGTATGAACATTATTTTTGTAAAAGGTCGTTTCAATGGATAATTCCCGGATCACATAGCGACAAAAAGCTACAAATTGGGCACTCAGTCATACCTATAATTTGTTCTTTGTAATGTGTAGAAACCTCACTAACTGGCATCCACCTTGTAGTGCTGCAACCGAAACATACAAACAGGTACCAATCCCAATCTTTTTGGTTGAGCGACCATTCACAAACATGGCAAACTTGCAAGGCAAAGTAATTCCCATTGTGTGGCAACATTAGTGTATTTACGGCTGTGAGATCTGGATATCGTCTCGGATCTCCCCTGTGATCTAGGGAGCACTTTGAATGATCCTGATCGACCTTCGCCATTACTATCTGCGCAGGGTCAATTTCTTCGCGCAACTTTTCAAATTCTCTTTCTCTTGTTTCATCGAAAATATTGTATTTCTTACTGGCCATGAAGTCCTCCTGTATACAGCTAGTAAAAAAATGAATAGATACCACGAATATCGCTAGACAGGATAAGCGAGCCCAACGTATAGATAAATGCTACTACTAGTATCCCGAATAGGGCGGAAACGAACAAAGCCTTATTCATGTCCTGCTCCCCTTCAACTTCCGCTGTTTTCGCATAAGTTCAAGGGCAAGCTGGCTTTGTATCATGGCAGATTGCTTCAAGACAACCTCAACCCAGTGTGATTTCTCAGCTGGATATTTGACATAGTTATACAGCCTTTCAGCGCAGGAAAACGTGATTTCCCACGGAGATTTATATTGGTAGGTTTTCATTAGAAACATGGCTCCTTGGCATTTTCCCAGTTAATTTCTTGAGCACCGTTATCAAGGTAACTTATTGTGTACCCAAGGTTTCTCATCCTCGACGCTACCTCATCTCGTTGTTCCTGCGTTGTCATATAGCGCGACAACGCATAATCGTATATGATGTAATACCCTCCTGTTGCTGCTCTCTCTTGTACGGATATATTGATGTCCATCAGTATTAGTTCTAGTGGCCTAATCCGTGATATTTCCCTAGCTTTAGTCGCACAGATCATCTCCTTCTCCTGGTTTCGGTTTTCAAAAGATATTTGCGAACTCAAAGTATCTATATTTTACAATTTAATGGTGACAATGTCAAAAACTTTTTTCTATTCACGTCTCCTGTTTGCCAATTCACAATTATAGCAAAGACCGTTTTTAAATAATTTTTTTTGTTTCCCTGGCTTACTTAAAAAACGACCACACTTGCAACATAAAATTTCTGCTGGACTGTTCTTATCCTTTTCCTCTTCCTTTTCCTCTTCAGGACACAAATGATTGTACGGCAGACGGCATTCCCCCCTAAACTGGCCGTGGCGATATTCCCATTTGCACCGGTTAGTATAGCACATATCGTCCTCCTTCTCGCTTGTGTTTATTTGTCTTTGGTCGTCACTACCAGTCCGTTATCTCCGGTTGTTGATATCCCCTCTATGAGTTTTTTGTTTGTTTCTTTATCGGTTTTTTCTCTTCTCAGCGTTTTTTCCATGAGTTGCAAGGCTTCTTCCGCCATCTGGGTTCTCTGTGCCTGTCTAGCCTTTGCTCCCAGCTCGTCCTGGTTACTGGGGGAGAAAACAGGAACCAAATCTTCCTTTTCTATCACATCTGTTGATACTTTAAGCATTGGGGCGGTGTGCTTTCTTCCCTCCAACCCCAACTCTTGCAAGAGACGCAGCGCATCCGCATCGTCTGTTACACGCGCCTCAGGAAAGAGTTTATGGATCTGCCCAGTGAAATTTCTAACTGCACAACTGAGTATTTCGTTCCTGCTTCTTGGCGTGGAACCCTGTTGTACCATCCAATTTGCTATTGTAGCAATATTTATAATATCACCACGGAATGTAGTAAAAAATGTTTTTGCTCTTTTTTTTGTCATTTTATCTGCTCTTGTATTTTTGGTGTTAGTGTATCAAGTAATCCAAAAAGCTTATAAATTTTGAGACCCGTGCAATACATACTTACTAATTTTACATAGCGACATATTGGCCCATTCTGTATAACATGCTGTTATGCGTACAAACATTCACGCCCGTTCGTCTCGGCGGAAACCCAGTCGCCATCCATCGAATTTCCATTGATTGCCTTCTCAAGTTGCCGAAGTGTATCGCGCAGCGCCTCTTCAAGATCGTTCAC